TTTTTAAATAACGTTCTATCAGAGGCACTTGACGACGGAACGCCCGCATACTACAATAGCAACATTCTTGGGCGTTATATGCGTAAAGACTATGGTAACTTTGGAAGAAACATTGCAACAGACGCATGATTGGGCAATCGATCGTATACATACTCTTTGTGAAATAGAAACATACGATGCTCTGAGTAAAATAGAAGATGCTCACGCAATCCAAAGCGAATTCTCTGAGTGGTTAGATCCAAATATTGATGATCACGACATTTACTCACTAGAATACTTAGGAGAAGAAGATGACTGATTCTCACGGACCATCTAATAACTTTAAAAGTAAAATATTAGATGAATGTAAAAGATTAAGTAGTAATGGAGAACTCATAGAGGCAACTCGCCTGTTCTATGCGTACTTCCCAGAAAAGCGTTTCCACGACCTTGACAAAATGCACGTTTAGGACTATAGTGCGTTTATCGTTTAAAAAGGATGGTCATGAGAATGGTGGGAACCATTTTAGCAACCACAACTACAGCATTAGCAATCGGAGCAAGCACTCCCTTTCTTGCAACAGCACCATCACCAGTCGAGATTCCTGTGGTGGAATATGATCCAACATGGACGTGCCCCGATTGTAATGATAACGAAAAGTATGTTCTTAAAGAACTTCAAGCAAAAACCAGAATCACAGATCGCAATGCTCTAGCAACGATTCTTGGTAACATTAAATCAGAGAGCAACTTCCATCCCAATATTTGTGAGGGAGGTGCTAGAGTTCCTTACAGTGATTGCCATAGCGGTGGTTACGGACTCATCCAGTGGACCTCAGTAAACCGATATAACAATCTAGGTAAATTTTGTAAGAACTATGGATGCGATCCTTCTTCTTTAGAAGGTCAAACTCGTTACATGATTAACGAAAATATCTTCCAACGATACCTGCCTGAGTTTGAGGGTAATGGTAAAACCGTTTCTCAATACATGGTTTCTGCCTATTATTGGTTGGGGTGGGGAATCAAAGGGCATAGGGAACATTATTCATATAACTATAGTAAAAGACTTGTCTGGTCATGATTAAAAGATTTTCTCAACTGGTTAGTAAAATTATTCCCAAAGCACCTGCAAAAGAAACCACAATTAAAAAAGAAGATATTGAATGTGCAATCGATGAACAAACAGTAGATTGTGAAGGTGAAGCATTTACTAATGATGCTCTAAATTACTATGAACCTTATACGGGTATTCCTGCACCCGTGTATCTAGAACCTGATCCTTGGTTTGGTAATGAAGCTCCTCCATATACTGAGAAGCAGCAAGAGTATCGTCAAAGTGAAGCAATTGAAAGATTGCACGAGGATATTCGTAAAATGACTGAAACCAAAGAGTCTCCAAATATCCATCAAGAGATGTATGAACTTGCCAGTAAAAACTGGAACACTGTGAAAGAAACTCAAGGTGGATCTGAAAATTTCCAGGAAGGACCTGGTGGTTGGAATTCTGGTACTGGACACAATCAATTCACATGACACAAGAAGATTGGCGCTACAGTGATGAAAAAATGAAAGTTAGGGAACAATCCCTCAAAGTTTTGTTTTCTAAGTTTGGTCATCAAATGGATGGGGTAGTTCCCAAATACTCAAATCAATCGATTTATGAGTGTGCTCATGATTGGGTTTCTCAAGGTAATATGAGTACATCTGGAATTGTAAAATACTATGAGGCTTATTACACAAAATGAAAAAAATTATGATGGCAGCGGTTGCTGCGGTAGCGGTTGCCCTACCTGCCCTTTCCGCCCCAAACCACGACTCTAAGATCACCAAGGGTTATCATACTATGGATGCAATGGGGTGTATGCTACTTCGCGAGTGTACCGATGGAGTCAAAGAAGTATACAGTTTACTTGACATCTCTTCTGAGTATTCTAATACTGATGAGTTTACTTTTGTTGCTAACGAGTTCAACAACATGCTTGTCTCTCTTAACCAGGTCGGAGTTAAGGTGTTTTTAGCAGATAGCAAGTATTTTCCTCATAGTCATCGCGGTGTATATCATACGGTAGGAAATAATTTTTTCCTCAACCGTAAGTATATGGATGATCCTGGAATTTTGATGATGGTAATGCGTCATGAGGGTTGGCACGCTGCTCAAGATTGTATGGCAGGTTCTATCGAGAATTCTATGATTGCTATCATTAAACCTGAGGATGAAGTTCCTATGATCTGGCGTGTGATGGCAGAACGCACATATCCAGAGCACGCTGTTCCTTGGGAAGCAGAAGCGGGATGGGCAGGTCGTACTGAGGGTATGACAATGCAAGCACTCCAAGCATGTGCTGCTGGTGAGATGTGGAAGGTCTATGAACCAACACCAATGACACGAGAATGGTTGATTGAAAATAATTTTATTTCTAAATAAAGCTGCCTTGTATGCAGCTAATGCCAGAAGAAGTCAAGCAACAAGAAGTTAAAAAGGAAGAACCGAAAAAGAAAGGTCCTCTTAGTAAATTAAAAGAAAAAGCAGAAGATTCTGAAGAGCATCTTGCTATTCTTTCGACCTTTGTTCGTTTGGGTATTCTGGTTTGGTCTGGTGGAATCCTAACTCTTAATTATGTTACGATTCCTAATTTTCCACAAGGAAAGATTGACCCCACATTCATTGCCTCGGTTTTCACCGGAGTTTTAGCTACGTTCGGGGTTCAGACTGCTAAGAGTAAGAATGGTGGAAATGGTGGTAGTGCCCCTGCGGGTGGTGTGAGTAAAACTGATCTGGAGAAACTGATCAATGCAGCCGCTCAAACTGCACCTGCTCAAACGATTAGGATTGAGCA